ATGCCTGCATATAGTGTAGAGTTGACCAACTTTGTATCACAATTTACTGAATTTAAAGAAATGAAAGAACAAAAATTAAAAGAAGCTAAAGAGATACTAAAAGCGCTTGGTTTACCACCCCAACAGTATAATGATAGATCTGGTTGGGTTTTATTAGCTTTGGCTAATATTAAGCCTGAAGATAGCTGGAAAGAAGCCAAAGCCCCTTTATTACCGACAGTAAGCATCATGGAGTTTATCCGAATTGAATACGGTAAGGACTATAAACCAAATTCGCGTGAAACAATCAGACGTCAAACTTTACATCAGTTTGAACAAGCTAGAATTGTTGATAGAAATAGAGATCTTCCCTCTCGGGCCACAAACAGCAAAGACAATAATTATTCTTTAAATCAAGTAATTATTGATATTCTTCATAATTATCCCAATGGTAATTGGAAAGAGTTAATTCAACAGTTTTTAACCCATGTTCCGAGTCTTCAAGAGTTATATGAGCGAGCACTCGCTAAAGATAGAATCCCAATAAGATTATTAGATGGTACACAAATAACTCTTTCACCGGGAGAGCATAACCAACTTCATGCTGATATCGTTCATGAGTTTTGCCCTCGTTTCGTTGGTGATATGGGTAAAATTTTATATATTGGTGATACTGCAAGTAGTCGTAATGAAGGTGGAAAATTAATGGTTTTAGATAGCGAATATTTAAAAATATTAGGTGTGCCCCCCATGTCACACGACAAATTGCCAGATGTTGTTGTCTACGATGAGAAGCGTAAGTGGTTATTTTTAATAGAAGCGGTTACATCCCATGGCCCTGTTAGTCCTAAACGCTGGCTAGAACTTGAAACTGCCTTGTCATCATGTACAGTAGGTAAAGTGTATGTTACTGCTTTCCCAACACGTACAGAGTTCAGAAAAAATGCGGCAAACATTGCATGGGAAACTGAGGTTTGGATTGCTGATAATCCAGATCATATGATCCATTTCAATGGTGACCGTTTCTTAGGCCCACATGATACAAAATCAAATTAAGGTATTTTTGATATAATATCATAAAGAGTATTTTTTCATCCCGATGTAACTTTAGTAATTCATCCCATCGGGATTATAAAATTATCAATGTACAATAGTTTTAACATTATAGTAATAATATCTCGGTTCTACAGCTAATATTTCAATCACAATTCCAATGAACCCTGTATTCCATGTGGCTCTACTCGCTCAATCAATTGAGGCTTTGAAATAAACCGCGTTACGGTTTCATGACTGACGAACGTTGCGCCACAATTGATATTCTGGCACTGGTTATAACGTTCTTTGGTATCGGAAGATATTTGCTGACTACTACGAGTATGCGCGGCATGACCACAAACAGGACAAATCATCATAAATGGGTTACCTCTTTATGATGTGGAAATTACCTGTAATTATACACAGGCGCTATTCCTTATCCATCTCTATATCACTGCTTTTAACTTCTAATTCTAACGAGGTGGTAAACCCACTATTGTTCAGGGAATGACTCACCGTAACCAACGTCCAATTTGCATCATTAATCTCAGGCTTAAATCCGCTAACTTGTACCGGTAATTCAGGAAAGAGGTCCGCACGCCCTTTCGCCAGCGTAATACTAAAAGAAGCAACCCCTCGCTGTATTTTTTCCCAAGCAGCTTTCGCGGCACGTTCGGCATTAGTTTTACTCGCGTAAGTGTGAGACAACACCATCACGTTACCTTCTTCACCAACAAGATACTCCCCTTGTTTCTCTTCTTCTTTTTTCGGTTTATCGGTAGTGGGTTTTCTGCGTCGAATTTGTGATTGTGTTTTCTCTTGCGGTTTACGGGTATTTAAATAATTGGCCGTCACGCCAGTATAAGCGCCCCTATCTACTAATGAAAAACGGTGTCCATCCCCCACACTGCGGGTAATTTGTACTAAAGGTAACGCTTGACCGCTAGCGGTAGTATTACCCCCTTGCACCATAAACAGCAAATTGCCGTTTTTAACACAGGCGGTGGCACCGTTTAATTGCCCTAAGCGCGTTAAAAAACTACCGTCTGACTCATTGGTCTGATCGATATGTTCAATCTTTACCGTATCAAGACCAGGATCAACCACCGCCGTGACATGATTACGCCCTGCAATGGTTCTCACGATATCGCCTAATGTTTTTTGATGGTAAGACATTTCACGGCGCACATTCAGCGTTGCTCTAAAATCGGCACTACGGGCGCGCAATGTCATTTTATCCGGTACACCTGAATGCTCTATCTCATCGACTGTAAACGCGCCTTTATGAATAAGATTTTCACCTTGCCAACCAAGATGTAAGGTTAATACCTCACCCCGTTTTGGCATCATTAATGCGCTGTCAGAATCATCTAACTCAATATCAAGCCGGTCAGCTTCAAAGCCCCGGTTATCTGTTAATGAAAGAGAAATTAATCGCCCTTGAATTTTGGCGCTGATATCTTTGTCACCGGCAATTAACACAAAATCCGGTGTGCTACTTTTACCGGTGATCATTTCTGGCAACATTATGATAAAACCCCTTTCATCGCTTCACCGGCACCATTGGCCATCATGCCTAATTGGTCGTTTAAATCCCCCAACATCTGACTGATAGAGTCATCCACTCGTTTTAATGTCAGTGAGAAATCAATTTTTCTAGCGGCACCATCTTGGAAAAATTCGGTGTGAGTCCGTTGTAAATCGGTGATCACAAACATCCCGTGAATAGTGCCCGTACCATCAATAAACGACCACGCTTTACCACTATCCGCCATTAGCTCCAACGCTAACAATGACACTTTACCGCCAGTTAATGAGGGATAAAGCGCACCCGACAAGGTGATTACATCGGTATCAGGACCAATAAATTGTTGTGCCGGTCGGCGTGCGACACGTTGAGTAAAACCATGTCGCCACGTTTGTTGTTTTTGTAGCGATTGATAAGGTACGGTGCGTAACTCAAACACAAATACCCCAAGTGCTGCCATCATTACCACACCTCACTGTCTTGATAACGGCTATTTAATCGTGCTTGCTTGTCACGCTCACGGCGTTCGATTTCCATCATGACTATCTTTGCGATATCTTGCGCGGATTGATTTGGTTGAGGATGAATATTAATTTCATAATGTGCCGGCGCACTTTGATAACGCTGTTGCTGAATATTGACGTTAGCCGGTGCCGTACGATAGTTTTCAACGGGCAAACTGTACGGGTGTAACGGGGCATTTTGTGCCTGTAATGAAAAGGCACTGCCTAATGATAATGCAGCGGCCGCTAGCATGGCGGTATGTTTACGACTGGTAATATTGGCAGGACCTTCGACAATTTCAGGACCATTTTCACCGGCGATACCAAACTGACCACGGGGAATATAACCCCCTGAATCATACATGCCGGCAAAGTTGTTATTGTAAGAATCTAACGCCGACTGCACTTTAGGATCGTCACTTTTCATAAAATCAGGGGTCAGCGCTTCTTTCGCGGCGGTTGCCAATTCGCCAATACTATTTTTAAAGTCTGACCATTTATTTTTAATTCCCTGAATAATGGAATCAATCAGGTCGCTACCAAACTGTAAAAATTTAGCTGGTAACGCTTTGGTATCTTCGACAATCTCATCCCATTTAGTCGATATTGTTGTTTTAAGGAATTCCCACTTTTCCTTGGTGTACTTAACGATTTGATCCCAATTACTATAAATAAGTCCGGGTAAAGTTTGTGTCATGAAAAAGGCTTTAATCCCTTCCCATATACCAGAGATAATTGCTTTAACATACGCCCATGCATTTTTAGTATATCCAGTAATGTTATCCCAATACTGGATAATTAATCCTACTGGCGTCCAATTTAGAAAAATGTATTTAATCGCGTCCCATGCCTCAGAAATAAATTTTTTAATCTTATCCCATACTTTATAGGCATAGGGCGCTAAGGTATCCCAATTTTTATAAATCAGATAAAACGCGCCCGCAATAGCGGCAATAGCCAATAAAATAGGGTTAGCTAACATGGCTTTACCCAACCATAAAAAAGCACTACCTAATAATTTTATGGGCTTTAATAGTAATGTTAATGCGCTACCGCCTTTAATGCCTAAAACCGATAAACTGAGTTTCGCCATTGCTAACGGCCCTAACATGGCGGCAATGGATAACGAAATAATACCGAGGGTGGTAATAATGCCCGCTATCGCTAAACCGATCATAGTTAACGTTTTAGCCAATTCAGGATTTTCTTTCATCCATACGCCAACTTTAGTTATCACATTAGTGATACTTTGTGAAAATTCTCGCAGTGGGCTATCAATGCCGTCAAACATTTGAATGCCTAAATCTTCCCATGCAGATTGCAGGTTTTTCATATCCCCGCTTAAGTTATCTGTCATGGTGCCCGCGACTTTTTGGGCTTCGCCTTTGGCTTTCTTCAAATCAGCGATTAGGGTTTGCAACTCCCCTTTGCCAGCTTGTTCTGCCAGTACGGATAATGCAGAAAAAGCTTCTTCACCCGCAATATGTTTAAAGAATCCTGCCCGTTGCGCATTACCCATTTTTGCGGTTTTTTTATCTAATTCGGCTAACAGTTCAGGGAAATCGCGTAAATTCCCTTTAGCATCACGGGTTTTAATGCCGAGTTCTTCTAACGCTTTAGCGGCTTGTTTCGGAGGCTCTGCCAATCTACCTAAAATGGCCCGTAATGAGGTACCTGCCATCGAGCCTTGGATACCCGCATCACCCAATTTACCTGTTGCAGCTGCTGCGGTTTCTAAATCGACGCCTAACCCTGACGCAACCGGTGCGACATATTTCATGGTGTCGCCAAGCATGGTTAAACTGGTATTTGAACGAGTAAAGGCACCAACTAGTACATCACTCACTCGTCCCATTTGATCGGAATCGAGCTTAAAGCCGGTTAAGATATTAGAGCCAATATCTGCCGTGGTACCTAAATCAATATCACCGGCTAATGACATTGCCAATGTGCCCGGCATAGCATTTTTAATTTGCTCAGGTTTAAAGCCCGCCATCGCATAGAATGCTTGACCTTGCGCCACTTGATTAGCCGTAAATGCCGTGGTCGCGCCTAGCTCTCGCGCTTGCTCACGCAACATCTTAAATTCATCAGAATTTTTATCTAAGCGCGTTAATGCCTGCACCTTTGACATACCCACATTAAAATCATACCCCGGCATCATCGTTTGTTTCGCGGTATACAACATACCCGCACCCGTTGCCGTCATCGTGGCACCGGTGCCCGCCATTTTATTACGGGTATCAAGGGTCTTTTGATACTGCGATTTAGCCGCCGCCATGCGCCTTTCTTGTTCGGCACTTCGCTTTAACTGGTTTTCTTGCCGACGGAGCTGTTGCGTGGTGCGTTCAATATCACTATTAAGTCGCCGTTGTGCTTCCCCGAGTTGGTTTGTTGAAATGCCATTCGCTTGTAATGCCGAACGCTGTCGCTGTACCGACTGCTGTAATTGCTCATATTTCGTTTTGAGTTGCCCCGCTTCCCGTTGGGCTTTTTTAAACGCCTCTAACTGTTTTTTAGTAGGGTTTTCACTGCTGGCAATTTCTCTGGCGAGGGTGGCAACACGCTGTGTGGCGGATTGATATGCTTGCTGTGTGGAGGTTAACTGCTGTTTAATTTTGCGAAAGCCGTCAATTTGTGAGGCTTGCTGATTCAGTGTTTTTAACGAGTCACGCGACTGGCGCACAGCGGACGCCAATCGTTTATTACTTTCTTGCGCACTGCGAAACGGTGCGGTTAATTTATCAACCGCACTTAGTACAACTTGTAATTTTAAGTTACTCATCTTGTTGTCCGCTACGTTTCGCCGCTTGATAGCGCCACGACAATAATTCTGAAAGGCTCATTTTGTCAGTGTCTGCCGGTGACCAGTGAAAAATGACGGCAATATCTGCCGCCAGTTCATCGGTGGTTAATTCACTGGGGAATCGGGCATAACCGACTTCGGTAATAAAAAATTGACCACCTGCACACTCAGGTTTACCAAGTCGCCCGCAGTTAATGACAACACATCTTGTTTTGTTAATGTTGGCATCGTAATACGGGGTAATATCTGCATCATGCTATCAACATCCATATCCATTAAAGGCTGTAAACGCACACCGCGTAACGCCCCTGAATTGGGTTTAATCACGGTCACTTTGTCAATTTTCGTTTCACCGCGCATAATCGGTTGCTCTAATGTCACCGTGGCTTGGTCGCCATTCACAACAACCCATTCAATTTGTTCTTGGTTTTGTTCTTTGATTGACTCTTTCATGTTCTTTTTCCGCATTTAATTAAAGCCCCAGCGCGTCACGCTGTGCTTGCAATAAGTCTTTACCGTCCACTTTTTCCACCATATTGACGATATCAATCTCAATGATTTCTTGGCCGTCCATCACTAACTTGTAGTAAGTGGGTTTTACGGTGACTTTGGTTTGTGTGTTGTCGCCCGATTTCCAGTTACCGCCATCAATTTCGCTATAACGACCACGGAGAACCACTTCAACGGCTAATGTTTCCCCCGTATCATCACGCTGATAAGCGCCACATAAACGCAATTGAACCGCATCAATGGTTGAGGCACCCCATTGACGGTAAACGTCAATATCAGCACCGCCGAGAGTAAACTCACTGTCTAGTGCACCATCATCAAGACCCATATCAATCTGCACCGAACCATTCATACCGCCCCCGCGATAGGCTTCTAACTTGCGGGTGATTTTGGGTAATGTAAATTCTTCGGCAACACCGACATAATTATTACCGTTAATAAATACATTAAAATTCTTTAGCTTGCGTGGTAATGCCATGATTTACCCCTTGATTTTGTTACCGAAATCCATCAGGTATTTATCGGTAATACGCTGACGTAACATCAGATTTTCCATTGGTGGCACTGGCGTATAGTCATAATCCAGTGTGAGCTTGCCGTCTTTCAGTTCTTCTTTGCTATTTGATGTCGGGTCATACCAACATTCACCGCCTAACAAATACCCCTGACTGACCAGCGAACGTAATTTTGCATTGATGGTTTCAACGATATCCCGCGCTAAAGAGGGTGTTAACGGTTTATCAATCGCCCACATTTGCCCTTCTGCCATCGTGTCAGCGAGGACTTGCGCAGTTCGGGTGTAAGATTCAAACGTAAACAGTGGATCATCTGAACAGGTACGCGAACCCCAAAAACGAAAACCATCACGACGAATAAGCGTAGTGACGCCTTTTTCATTCAGTAAACCGGCATCGGTAGCGGGGTCTTGTAAATCCCAGTAGATATCTTTAGAAATGCTCGTGACACCGTTAACCGTGATGTTAGACAGGGTTTTATGCCAGCCAATATCATTGTCTAATTTGGCACGTAAACCTAGCGCACGCGCCGTGGCGTAAGCGGTTGATTCGCTGTTGGTGGTACTATCCCATGAGGTGAAATCAGGAAAAATCACCATCAATTCGCGTTGACCAAAGTTGTCACGATATTTAACTGCTTCGCTAATATTTTTACAGTCGTAAGCAGACACATAGCCAAAGGCACGGAGTTTTTGACAAATCACGGCAATTTCATTGGCAACCGCTAACGTATCATGACCGGGTACGCCAATAATACGAGGCTTAATACCGTGTTGGGCTTGTGATGCTAACAGGGCTTGTAAGCCTGTTTTTAGCCCCTCGTCGGTAGTGCCACCGATAATATTAGTGGTGGTTTCCGCTTCACTTTCGCCTTGCTCTACACGCACCACAATGGTGATGGGTTTAGCTTGGTCGGAAATGGCTTTTAAGGTACTGGCTAAGGTGCCGGTTTTCCCAGCTTTACCGATAGCCTGTGAAATATCCGTTAGTAAGACGGGTTTGTTTAAAGGAAAGGTTTTTTCGTCCGCATCATCAGCGGTGCAAACCACGCCGATAATAGCGGTACTAATAGTACGAATGGGGCGTGTACCCTCGTTAATTTCAACGATACGTACACCGTGATGATAATCTTGTGCCATGCTCACGGACTCCTATAACTGTGTCCGTGTAGCATGAAAAATTAGCGGGTAAATTGCACGAAAGCGGGATTGTTTGAGGAATGATACAAGGGTTATTCTGGTTTCTGTGGCCACTCGATATCGGGGGCTAATGAAACATCAATTCTAGAAATAGCCACCCTAAATTTCATTAAATTTACTCTACGCTCTACTTCTTTTGGCAAAATAGAACCTAGCTCATATGCATCATTTAAGGGTTGTAATTTGTTGTTAGCCCACTGTAATAAATTGTCTTTATCTTTTTTAGCTAAATCTATTAACTGGTTTTTATCTGGTTTTGGTTGTTCCAATAAAATGGGATAGCCTTCATTATTATGTGAGATATTTTTACCTTCTGATTGCCCCGCTAATAATTCTATATAGCGTTCTTGTGTAATTTCTTTTGCATCTTTAGGAATGTCCTTTCCGTGTATCTCTTGACTATAAAAACCTGAATACGACGCTGAGTAAAACATAATCTTCCCCTTTATCAAATCAATACCCAATGGCCATCCAATGATAACTATTATCATAAGATTGATGCACAAAGTTACATGTTGTTTTCGTCAGACTTTCTACTGATATTCCGTTATTAAACTGATCGCCATTACGTCTAGCAGCAACCGAGGTAACAGATACGCATATTGTTGGAAAGGCAAGCGGAAATGTAATCACTTTATTACCATCACGGGAAATATTTCCGGTATTTCCCCATTGAATAATCATCCCGGTGTCACCGCACTTCCACCAACCACTTGATGATTTATTTGCTGTACTCTTAGCGCCATAATTTCCTTTAGGTTGGTATCTGGCATCTGATGATGTGGTTGACCAAACGTTATCATTTCGTGCAAAAATAGCGTTAGACTCCCCTTTAGAGTAAGCTCCTACATCACTTGCGGAGGGTTTGTTTTGAGTGTTGTATTCCCTAGCCCAAGGCGACCAACCGCCGTTAGAATATTGAGCACGAGAATAAATACGACTTGAATCATACACATAATAAAGCTGAGTGATCCCCGCATTTTTCACAATGAGTAATGTACCCGCCGATGCTTCAGGATAATTTAAAGCAATAGAAGTGTTAGCATTAAATGACTGACAATAAACTCCGGGTGTTTTATAGTTATCTAAGTTTTGATTAGCATTAATGTAAATAGCTTGATCACCAAAAATATCTTGTGAAGTGATATTAATATCATCACTTAATGCTTTCCCATTAACTTTTCGGGTATTAGGTACAGAACTACCTTTAGCTTGATATCTACCATCTGATTCTATCTTGGTATATGAATCACCAACTAATGCATAATTGCCTGCTGGGGCATAATTACCTTTTGCTTGATATCGTCCATCGCTTTCAGTTTTGATGTAACTATCCCCTTTATTGGCATAGTTTCCCGCAGGTTGATAGTTACCTTTGGCTTGATATCGGCCATCACTTTCCTTTTTTGTGTAGGACGATCCAACCAATGCATAATCACCTTTTGGTTGAAAAAGCTCTGTCGTGCCAAATTGACTAATCACTTTTTCTTTTGATGCGCCTTTTTCATGCACCACATTGTCGATATTAAATTTCTTTTTGACTTCTTCTTTTGTGGCATAAGTTTCTTTAACCTCTTTTAATATTTCTTTAGAGGCGCTTTCAATGGCATCATTGACAAAATCACGAGTCGCCAATATCACCGAGGGGTCAACTTTTAACTCAACAGATTCAGTATGACTGATAGTTAATATCATTCTAATCGTTTGTGTTCGCCCGCTTCCCTCTTGCAATTGGGGCTTATAGGTTTCAGGGCAATTACCTACCGCAATTAAACTGCCTTCATCATCAAACAACCCAATTTCACGTATCCAGTAACCGCCTTCATTTTCAGGGATCACTTGTTCAGCAATAATCTGGCTGTCATTTTTCGGATCAACAAATAAGGTATTTAATCCCGCACGGCGTTTCTCACCCACGAGTTTAGTTTGTTGTGTGTCGGGTGTTGGTAACGTTCCGCCACCGTCACCCACCGCCATATGGGTGATTTTTAAGGTGGTACCTAATGCCGTGGCTTTTGCCAACTTATTGGCACCAATCACGGTTAATAAGGCAAAAAATTTAGCGCTCATGTGCGACCTCAACTTTATCAATAATGTGTACGCCGACCGCCGTTAATGGCGTACCAGACACAGTAATCTCTTCTACAAAATAGGGGTAAACGGTTAATTCATCACCGCTAAAGGTGGCGGCGGAAAGATAAAACTCACCCTGTGAATCAAGGTTGATGGATAACCCTAATAGATGCCGACTAACAGGGCGGGCATCGGCAATCAAACGCTCTAATTCGTCATAAATTTCTTGGGTAATACCGTTTTCCTGCACACCCACATCAAGGCGAAATGTGCCCGGTGGATCGTCGGTTTGCCACCACTCCGTGACTTTGATGATGTAACCGAGTGGCTCAACCACACGCTTAAGCGCGCCAATGGTGCCCTTGTGTCGGTGAATAAACATCGAATCTTGTACTACTTGACGTTTAACGGATTCAGACCAGTTTTCATCCCATCGATCCACTGACCAAGCCCATGCGAGATACGGCAATAAATCAACGGGGCATGTGCTGGCGTTCCATAATTGGCGCAATGGCACGGGCAAGGTTTGCAAGGATTGACAGGCAATGGCGGCCGCCTTTTCTAATGGACTACTGCCTGACGGTAATAGGCTATTCATCCGAGCCACCAATGGTTAATGTACTTTGGGTGCAATACGAGGCTTGAGTTTTATCAAGTACCACGTCTTTAGTGGGTTGTTTTAATTCCACACGTTGCACCCCTGCCACATGCAATGCGGCATAAATCGCCGACAAACGAATATCACGCCCTAAGCGGTGTTGTTCTGTGATGTATTGCGTCAGACGTCGATTAGCCTCTTTGCGTATCGGCTCTGACTCAGGCCCCGGAAAAAGAAATAATGTGGCGTCAATTTGATAAGGGATGATTTTGGCGGATTGTACTTTGATGCGGTCAGCAACCGGTCGCACATCTTCATCGTTTAACGCGTGCTCAACAATGCGCAGTAATTCTTCGGATGCGGTGCCGTCACCCTCACGAGATAATACCGAGATAGTGACATTTGCTGGCGTTGGACTGATCGCGGATACATCGGACACCCGACCGTCAGCGCTACGAGCATGAAATTCATAACTTCCCACTGGCCCCGCAACGCTTAACCCCTCAAAGGCGGCAGGAATGCGTAAACGCAAATCATCATCAGACTCTAAAAGCGCTGGTGTAGGCGGAATAGTTTTGGGATTGGCGGGGCGTAACACTAGACGCGATAAATTATAATTCGCGGCTAATTGGTCTAAATCCGCCCCTTTCGCATACGCCACCATGACCGCACGGGCAGACTCATTAATACGCTGGCGCAATAGCAACTCACGATAGACATTTTCTTCTAACAGCTTAGTTAGCGGTTCAGACTCTAATGATAACGTGTTAGCAACCGCATCACGTAAATGGACTGGCATCGCAGCAATCAACGCCGTTTTGCGTTCACGCAAGAGTTGCTCTGCATCTAACGACTCAATCACATCGGGTGGCGTTAATTGGCTTAAGTTAATCGTTGGCATGTTATGTCACCGGTAATGAGAAAGTAATCAGTTGTTGGTTATGGACGTAATAGCCGGTGATATCCACAATCACCTGTTCGTGTTGGCTATGAATATCAATGGCGGTCATCACAATACGTGGCTCCCAACGATAAACCGCGGTGTAACACGCCGACATTAATTGCAGTCGCATCTTGGCGTTAACAGGGCCGTCTATTAAATCGTCAAGCAAACTGCCATATTCACGGCGCATCAATCGGCTACCAATGGGGGTGTTAAAAATATCTCTCACCGACTGGCGAACGTGTTCAATATCGGTAATACGTTCACCGGTTTGTGCGTTCATACCGAGATAGTTCATTGCGGTTTCCCCGTATTACCATCACCGGTACGCACGCCACCGTGAGTATGGGCTGAAACCACCACGCCATTAGAAGACATTTGCCCGCCAGAATGGGTAATATTACCGGTCATTGTGCCGCCTTTTTGCACCGTCAGTGATCCGGTCGTTAAATTGTTGGTGCAAATAACGGCCGGTGTATCAAGGGTGATTTTGCTTGTCGCGACACACGTAATGTCGGGGGATGTGACTGTGACCGATTCGCTAGCTTCAATCTCGGCGGTTTTAATTCCTGTGACTATTAGCGCCCCTGTTGCTGGCTCATATTCAATCACTGCACCATCGTCATACTCATGGCGATGGGCTGTTAATGAGGTTGATGGCTCTGAAAAATCGTCACTAAATATCGCTGGCAACACAAACGAGGTGGTTAAATCACCACCGATAGACAGCAATAACACTTGTTCGCCGACACTGGGCGCCCACCATGAACACGATTTTCCTGCACGCGCAGTGAGCCATGGGCGCCAGTCGGTTTCATTGTCGCCCGTTTTAACTCGGCACCCTTTTTCCGCACTGACATCAATCACCACGCCAGTACGGATCAAGTTTTGTATTTTTCGGATAAGTTCTGCGATATTCATACCCGCAATGTGCAACGAGAAATAAAAAAATGCACGGGGTTGGGATTGTTTCAAAGACTGGACAATTAACGGGAAAGAAATTCCAATAATTGATTTTCGATATGTTTGATATCCGCCGGTGAAAAGCCTAATAGCTTTCTTTCAGGGTATTGAATTTCTAATGACTTGCCCCGCACACGTTCTTTTAAACCGTAATGATGTACGGCAGCAATGCCCGCAACTTGAGGGGCAAAAGAGAGAGAGACACCGTTATCATTAGCCGACATGCGCAAATAACGGGCAGTGGCTAAACGCTTAAACATGCGAGTCTGTTTGTTGGGCTTTGCGGTGCTGATTTTGTCTTTTTTCACTTCAATAAAACGTAAAATATCGCGCTTATAAAAACTGCGTTCGGCTTTCTTTTCTAAATCATATCCGGTGATCACCTCACCTTTTTTCGTTTTGCGTAATCGCCAATTTTTTAAACTGCGCGCTTGCCCTTTCCAGACAAATTTCATTCCCCGTAATACGGTAACCGTTGAGGCTTTTCGTTTGGTGAATGCTGTTCCATCGGGATTTTTTTGGGCGCGAATACGTTGTAAATTGCTTTTGCGTAAATCACGGGCAATTTCACGGGCTAATTTTTTACGTTCATTAGGTGACGCTTTTGCCAACATGGCGGCTAACGCTTGGGTTAACGGACTGAAATCATCAGCGTTCATGAGCCACACTCTCCCAACTCTCAAACGGATCAGCCGGCTCTTCAATGGCACCAACAACGAGTTTATCCGCTTGCATATTAACGAGGACTCGCTCGGTTAACTTTAAATCAATACTAATACTGGCGGTCTGGTGACTATCAATAAAGGCATCAAAGGTAAAATGACTTTGGCGTTTATCGGGATTAAGGAAAATATCAGGTTGATGCTGTTCAATCCAACCAATGATCACCGCCATTAACACATCTTGGTCACCGGGATAATCATCAATAATAATATTGAGGTTGTATTGATATTCATAAGATTGACTGCGGGCACCGGTTGCCACAATCGCCCCACCGTCAATAAAGGTGTAGAGCCTATCGGGGTTTTCACCTAAATAGGCGACCTTGTTAATTAAGGTATCGTGTAGATTGGCAGGCTTTTTCATAACTTAACTCATTGATGTATTGTAATAATCGATTTGTGTAATCAATTAAATATTCCGTTTGTGCCTTATTTTCTGCCATCATTTCGAGGAGACGTAAATAATCTTGTTGAGCCGTTTCGGTAAGTCGTGCGGGGGTTGCATCACCCATGCCGGCGGTGGCGGTGGTGTGATTATCGGGGTTGGGGCAATCGGCTTTGATGTACACCCGTTTAGTGTGATTACGCAACTCATCATTAAGCTGGCTAATATCATTTTTTGCATCAGTTAGCGCCTTTGTATGCTGTTTATCCAATTCTGATAAGCGGGTGAGTTCTTCCTGATAGTGTTCAATCACATTTTTATGATTGATAACGTTTTGCTTAAGGACAAGGTTGTCACCCTTAAGCTGGCTATTTTCAGTAAGCAAAGCGTCAAACTTAAATATCAGTAGCAATCCCATCACACCCGCCACAATACCTATTAGTACGTGCCATTTCATCGTGGGATCTCGATATGAGGATAATCAGTAAAACGGGTTTCAACGGGTAACTTGGGGTCATTTTTCCAGTTTTTGCCGAAACGCAATGTTACCCCTTCTTCATCCGCAGCTTGTTTGAATGCCATTAATACCGGTTCAAAAAAATGCGGTTGCCATTCCATTCCCGGCTTAATTGCAGAGGGTAAAATATCAATGGCATCGCCTGTTAAATGACGGCTGTCTAATGTTTTTGAAACGCCTTTTTTCACATTTTCTTTTTGCTTTTCAAGTGTGCGAACACCTTCAATCACTGCAAAGTCTGCCGTAGAGATTTCTAATGCACGATACGCAATTTTCACTAATAACGGGTTAACGCCACTAAGATTATGTTTACTGCGCTGACTAAAGATAAATTTATTCACCGGAAACTTTCCTTAAGAATCGTTTTTCTAACGCACTGACTAATGCAGCACCAGACCAGCCCGCCATACCCGCAAAGCTACCGGCTATCTCCATTTGCCAATGAAAATAACTCGCACCCAGCAGAACAAACATACCGGCAAACATGGAGACAATAATTTGCGCAATTAAAATACCAACGCGGAATGACTCCCCATTGAGTACCTTGTTGGCATAACTGGCGATACTGCCAAAAAGTGCCATTAAGCTAACTAATAACGCGGTTAGCCAATTAATATTATTTGGATCTTTATAGGGCATTTTCTTCATACCTTTCCCCCTTAAAGGGGTTAATCCCAAAGTTGTAAAATCGGTGTTGTGCTGTACTGTTGTGCGTTATCAGGTAATTCAATTGCTGTGCCGGTGGGTAAGATTGCACCCAATTCAACCAGCCCAGGATTAGCATCTAACACTTGCTCAATCATGCCGGATGACTGACTAAAGTAACGCCAGCAAATATCATCTACGGTATCACCTTGTTGGGTGTAAATCCGCATTAGATAAGCTCCACCGTATTATGGGTTTCCCCTTTGATACGTTGTAAAGCCCATTGACCATCACGCCACACTTCATCAATTGCCGGTGTCATGGTGTCGGCTTTTTTATTGCCTTGTGCAGTGGTATCAATATCGCGATAACGTTCAATCAAACTGGCCTTTGCAAAACAGAACACCGCACGCTGATATAAAATCAGTAGTTCACTTTCACCGTTAATTTGTTCAGCGGGCACGTCGTTTAATGTTTTCGCAGATTGTTTAATTCGCCACTGATACAGCTCGCGGTTTACTTCAATCATGGCGTTAAGCAATGTGCTTTTTAGTCGTTCCGGTGTCACTGTGCCATCAACGCGAGTTTGCAATTGAAAATCACGGGTACGAATATCAGGGAAAAAGCCATTATTTTTAATGGTTTCGTCTTTTTGTGGCACAGGGTTAGCAGAAACATAATCCATAAGAAACCCTTAAAATAGGTGGGCGGTGGACGAAAGAAAGCGAGTGGCTTTTTCCGTGCCGCCCTGACGTGGTGTCACAATACTTTTTCAGCGTCACGCTGGGCTTTGAGCACTTTATCGAGTTGTTTTAATTCGGTTTTAATCCCGACATTCATGTTTAACTCTAAGGCTCGGCTTAATACGCAGTAGCTTTCTTGTGGGCGATTATTATCGCGTAGCACTAACCCTAAGATTTTGTAGAGTTTTGCCCTGACTTCATCGGGCATATCTTCATCATCGGTCAGTAAGCGTGTACGCTCTAATGTTGCCAATGAAACCGGTGATTTCACGGCATACGCTCGCATTGCCGAATCAGCGATTTCTTCGGCAATCACGGTGCCCGTGGTGCGGTTGACACCGGGGATCACTAAGCGATTAGCTAATGCATAAACGGCAATATCTAATGCGCCCTCATAATCACCCGCATCAATTTTCCACAGCAAAATCGTCATTAAGACGTCATCTTGCACACCGCTACCACCGGACAATGCCCCATCAACCCATGGTTGATAATTGGCTAATATATTGCGTTTATAAGCTTCTTTGCGTTCGCGTGACTGAAAATGTTTTAGCTCTTTTTTATCTGTCGCAAGACGTAACAGCATCATGTGATAGCCTTTCGTGTTGCGACTAACATGTCCACCCAATTGAGTGGACTGTTGCGCATTGAGGCTCATGCGGTGTTTTTCCCACGGAGATAACGCCATTATTTTTCCTTTTTATTGTCAGTCGGTGTTTCTTCCGTCACAGCGTCATTTTCTGGTGCAATAACGTCTTTATTTTCTGGCGGTGTTTCTTTAGCCTCTTCAAAAACAATATTTTCAACGAGTGCCACACCGCGGAAATCTTCAACGACGAAATCTTCATTGACTGACTCGTAGTTTTCGATGCGATCACGTTTTGCATTATCCAGCACTTGGCGACGACGAGAATCCGCAAGGAAATAAATCGACAAGTTATCAAGGCGAGTAATAAAAAAGGCATTGTCTGGGAAGAACGGCGCACGTACAGCCGGTAAATCGCCGATACGTTTCTGACTGATAATGGTATCTGCTGCCAGTTTTTCACTGTTGTTTTGGTCTTTATTGACCAATGGAAAATATTTATCAGACAGTAATTTACGACCACAAATCACAACAAGCCCAGTATCGTCCTGATATTCTGGATCAATTGCCTTATCAATGGTGTCTTGGACTAACGCATCGAAATTTTGATACGCGCGCCCTTTACCAACATAAACCGGTTTGGCTGTTGTTGTACCATCTTGCGTAATACTGCCCATCACATGATCAGGCGCACGTTCACGGACTTTTTGTAACCAACCTGAATTTACATCTTGCAGTAATTGATATTTTTTACGATCAGAGTTATCAGCACGGTGCGTACCATTAAACCCAATCATAATGCGGTCTAATGCCTGACGGCGGATAATCGCGTCACGGATACGGGTTTGAAAATCGGTAAACTTCGCCCACATATCAATTTTGGCGTAATCAAGATGGGTGTCGTAATTGGTTTTCTGGCAAAGGTAGCTGTTTTTTGTCAGCTTAATCGGATCGCTTGTTTCGCGGTCTTTTGCTGTTGTATCGGTAGTGCCTGCAATAGTTGAGCCAATACCTAAACCAATGGCTTCACCGATTTGGTCATCAACCGGCACAATATTAACGTGCGTTAAAAACTCCGCCGATTGCTGGATCGTAGTTTCTAATTTTTGAGCAGCAGACGGTTCAATCGGTACTTTGGTATCGCTAAATTCTTGAGCGCTAACACCGTAAATTTTACCGAGTTGCGTCATATAAGCATTAAATTTAAAACGAGTTTCTTTTTTCATGGTCTGTTCGTTACCTTAGCAATCCGTCAGCACTTCGCCGTTATTTTCGCCACCTGTTGCCGGCGGACGATGTGAGAACGAGGCATCTGTATTTTCAAATTGGTTTTTTAATTCCGTGAGTTGTTGCGTGAGCGCTTTTACCGCTTCGCGTTGGTCTGCGCTTTTTAATTCGGTAATTTCTGCTGAAAGGTTTTGTACTTCTTGGGCACACAGTTCTACCGCCTGATGCACATCGGTAAATCGCGCATCATCATTGTGTTGCTTTTTAGAAAACATCTCTTTAATGACGCTAAAAAGTCCCGGCTTATCGCTTTCCGGTTTTTCGTCAGTAAATTCAAAATGCGTTTCTTCTGCGGCAGTAAAGACGTTATCTTTGCTTTGTTTACGTTCTGAAAGTGGGTTACTTTGTGCATTGGCACTAAACTGCAACATTTCAGTACCTAAACTCGCGGGGTTGTCAGTTACCGCTAGCCCGATAAGATAGGCTTCGCCGATATCTGAAAAACTGGGGTTAATTTCAACAGAGGTATATACTTTTTGACGTTTTTTATTGAGTTCAATTAATTCCGGAATAGGATTAATCACGCCATACAGTGCCAGTTTACCCGCCAGCGCCCCTTCTTTTATTTCCTCGGTATACACCGATTCCACATCGCCAAAGCGTGGCGCCCATGAAGCGTTATAGTGATCGATATTGATTCGCGCACCATAAAATTTGGGGTCGTAATTTTTTTCAATTTGGGTTAACCATTCGCGACTAACCTTACGCCCATCCGTTGTCGCCCCTTCAACACAAAGACGAACCGGTTTTGATTTCTTCGACATGCACTACTCCAGACTGCATCCGTTTATTCGTTGGTCTGTATGTTGTCGGTTAAAAGGGGCGTTAAACAATGAATAAGGTTTGTCTGAGATATGGCACAACGGGAATGAAGCGAATCGGTGTTCAGCGGTTAATAGACTAGCCGTAACTTAAGCAAGAAATCGTGATTATGCAATGACTCTTACAGAAACCTTTGATAACCGAAAAAAAGCGATGCACCTGTATTTTTCAGGTTATCGCATTGCCCGCATAGCGGAATCGCTAGGCGAAAAGGCGTCCACTATTCACAGTTGGAAACGTCGTGATAATTGGGATGAAATTAATCCGACCGAACGCGCAGAATTAACCGTTGAGGCGCGTTATTGCAATCTGATTTTAAAAGAGAGCAAAGAAGGGAAAGATTTTAAAGAAATCGACTTATTAGGGCGCCAACTTGAACGCATGGCGCGGATCAGAAAATATCAAAACGGCGGTAATGAGACAGACCTTAACCCTAAGATTGCTAACCGCAATAAAGGCGAACGCCGTCAAACAGAGAAAAATTTCTTTTCAGAAGAACAAATTGAAAAATTAGAAGATGAATTTCGCAATACGTTGTTTGAATATCAAAAAGTATGGTATCGCGCCGGTCATCACCGCATTCGTAATATTTTAAAATCCCGTCAAATCGGCGCAACATTCTACTTTGCCCGTGAAGCCTTTATTGATGCCCTGACTACTGGACGGAATCAAGTTTTCCTCTCCGCCAGTAAAGCGCAAGCCTATATGTTCCGTGAATACATTATCAAAATGGCATTAGAAGTTGATGTTGAATTAAGAGGCGACCCATTGATGTTAAGCAATGGGGCAACGCTCTATTTTCTTGGCACCAATGCCCGCACAGCACAAAGTTATCACGGTAATTTGTATCTGGATGAAACCTTTTGGATACCCAAGTTTCAAGAATTACGCAAAGTGACTTCGGGTATGGCCATCCAAAAACAATGGCGACAAACTTACTTTTCAACACCGTCAACCATGAGCCATGAAGCGTACCCGTTTTGGTCTGGCAAGCTGTATAACCGCGGACGCAAAAAAGAAGACAGAGTTGATATTGATATTTCACATGAAGCCTTAGTCAATGGGCGTTTATGTGAAGATGGGCAATGGCGACAAATCGTTAATATTGAAGATGCCCTGCGTGGCGGTTGTGATTTATTCGATTTAGAGCAACTCAAAAAAGAGTATAGCCCGGACGAATATAACAACCTTTTAATGTGCCACTTTATGGATGATATCGAATCCCTATTCAACTTTAACATGATGCAAGACTGCATGGTGGACAGTTGGGAAGTGTGGGATGACATTCAACCGTTAGCGCTACGTCCCTATGGTTATGATCCGGTTTGGGTAGGTTACGACCCCAGCAAAGGTGGTGAAAATGGCGATAGTGCCGGTTGTGTGGTTATCGCGCCGCCTAAAGTACCCGGCGGAAAATTCCGCATATTAGAACGCCATCAATGGCGTGGTATGGATTTTCGTGCACAAGCTGACGCTATTAAAAAAATTACTGAGCGTTTCTATGTGGAATATATGGGCATTGATACCACCGGCTTAGGGCATGGTGTTTATCAGAATGTTATCCAGTTTTTCCCTGCTGCGCGTGAGTTTATTTATAACCCGAATGTCAAAAATGCCTTAGTCATTAAAGCCTATGACGTGATTAGTCACGGACGCTTAGAGTTCGACGCGCAGTGCGTTGATATCGTTCAATCTTTTACTTCCATTCGCCGTACTACTACCGGAAGTGGTAACCGCCCTACCTATGAAGCCTCGCGCAGTGAAGAAAGCGGACACGCTGACCTAGCGTGGGCGACTATGCACGCCCTTTTCAACGAACCCTTAACCGGCACCACCGAGAACAGTAATAACATTGTGGAGATTTATTAATGAGCCGTAAAAATAAAAAAAGTTTTAAAGCACAACAAACGGCAACTGCCAATAACGGTATGGAAGCCTTTACCTTTGGTGATCCCGTTCCGGTATTAGATAAACGAGAAATTTTTGATTATCTGGAGTGTGCGCAAATTGATAATTGGTATGAGCCACCGATTAGCTTTGATGGGTTATCAAAACTGTTTCGTGCGGCGACTCATCATAGCAGTGCGATTTATGTGAAACGTAATATCTTAGTGAGTACGTTCCAGCCTAACCGTTTTCTCTCTAAGTTAGACTTTAGCCGGTTTGCGCTCGACTTCTTAACCTTTGGTAATGCCTACCTTGAACGGCGTAATAATATGGTGGGTAATTTATTAAAACTCACACCAACACTGGCAAAATATACCCGTCGTGGTGTTGCTGATGATAGTTATTGGTTTGTGCGCTATGGCTATGATTCACAACCTTATGAGTTTAAACCCGGCTGTGTGTTTCAGTTATACGAACCCGATTTAAATCAAGAGTTGTACGGCTTACCGGAATATCTGGCGTCCACCATGTCAGTGCTACTGAATGAAGCGGCTACCCTGTTCCGCCTTAAGTATTATCGCAATGGTAGCCATGCCGGATTTATTTTATACGTCAGTGACGCCTCACAAAACCAAAGCGACATTGATAAAATCCGTAAGGCAATGCAAAACTCAAAAGGCCCCGGTAATTTCCGTAATCTGTTTATCCACGCACCAAACGGCAAGAAAGACGGGGTACAAGTTATTCCACTAAGTGAGATTGCGGCAAAAGATGAATTTCTTAATATTAAGAATGTCAGCCGTGATGATATGTTAGCGGCACACCGCGTACCGCCTCAAATGATGGGGATCATTCCACAAAATACCGGTGGCTTTGGTGATGTCGAGAAAGCGGCAAAGGTTTTCTTTCGTAATGAGTTGGCGCCACTGCAAAGCAAGATATTACAGATTAATGATTGGCTAGGTGAGGAAGTGATTAAGTTTGATAAGTACACATTGGCTGATGAGTAACTTCACCGCACAAAGAACAATACCGCCTACACTGGCGGTATTTTTTTACCTGTAAGGTATAAGTATCGGTCTGACTAATAATAATAGTGACTCAATTCTATTATACCGTTTACCCCTTGATAAGGCGAATCCGCCTAATTTTCACCCTCTCAAACCCATATCAAATGCGCCTACAATCCATTTTAAGCACACGTAATTTATTTGATACCTAGATAACTTTATCTTGTTTTAATCGCTCTACGCGCTGGAAATTTGCGAGGAATAATGTTTTAAACCCCCTCAAAACGCAATCGTGACCCCGCCACGCCCGCGCACTAAATGTGTCAGTTTTTATGCAGATGCAAGTTCTCATCATAGCGCCTAGCAATGGCATTAGTGTATATAAAAAATGACGGCACAATAGACTCAATATCATGCAATTTTATGGGTAATAGTTTATTATACATAAAACCTATAAATCACAAATAAAATCAACTCCTGTAATATTAAAACCAGTATTAATAGGTATTTTTATTAAATACACCTTATAACCTATTAAATCAGAACAAGATAATTTGTTAAGTGCTGATGCGGCTCTTTCTTTAAAAAAAGTATTATCGTTATTCTCTATATTATAAAAATTATAGAAACAAAATAAATTAATGATTTTTTGTTCAGAGTTAGAAAATACTACGGTCCCATACTTATTGTTTTTTTTGTAATCAGCCTCCTTATTTATTATCATTTTAGATAAATCATCTTGCCCTTTCTTATCGAAGAAGTAAAAACCCTTTATCGCTTTATAACCAGTATTATATTTCAACATGTTATCTATTATGCCTTTAAGAAACAGATTAAAATAAAACCTTGGCTTTTCCAATCCTTTGATATAATAATCATCAAATTTAGTTGAATTAGGTTCAAACATTATCATATTAAATTCAGTGTTATCGATATTTTCTCTTATACCTCGAAGCCTATCCTCCATGTAATAGCCAAGCCAATCAAGTTCATCATGGATATATGTATTATTTCTCCCTGAATAACTTACTCTCCTATATATGTAATCAATTAAATCAATTGGATTATCTAAAATATCAGTTATTACATAAAGATCGAAAACATTAATAGCCCATGGTAACTCATTATTATTAAATAAATTAGTTTCAGATACAAAATGAGGATTACTTGTAAACTCATCAAATCTTTCTTGACTAATAGGCATTAGTACAACATGGTGAACCCCTGATAAATCGAGGTTGACTCTTTTTTTATTTTTATATCTAAGTTTTGGATCATGCTCTTCAGAAAATAGTGATCGTTTAGTCCTTATGCATTGTTCATAAGCTTCTTTTATAATTTGTTCAACATGTTTTTTTACTCTTTGAGTACTACCACCAACAGCTTGCTCTGAAACTTTATGAGCCTTAGCCTCAATAATGAATAAGATATCTCTATATTTTAATAAACCATCTACTTCACATTGTAGACCAGTGTCAACCGAATCATAATATATTTCCTGATAAACTTCTGAATCTACCATTACACTTTTTAAAAGATCGATTGCTTTTTTTTCCAAATTCGTAGCTCTATGTTTATTATATTTTTTACTTAATTCTTTATTATTTCTCAAAAAATCATCAGCTAACTGATAAAAAGATTTATATATCATATCCAAATGAACACAAAAATAGTCCCCATCCAATAATAACAATGGTTTTTTAGAGAAAATATTATACGTTTTCTCTTCTTCTAGAATAGAAAAATCTTTTAAGGTTAAATGATTAATTAGGTTATTTAAAGATTCTTGTGTTTCTCCTCTATAGTTTAAAATCTTATCTTTTTCTAAAAAAAATACCTCATTAATTTCCTTGGAAAATTCAACGTCAATGTAATAATCTATATATTTATAAGCAGATTTTTTATTATTTATTTTTATTCCAAATGTTTTTTGAAATTCTTTTTTATCTTCTTTATATAATTTAATCAAATCTTGTTTTTTTGATATGAATTTCTCAGCCTTATTATTAGTCGCATTTAAATATAGACTATTAATGATTGAAAATAACAATTCAGCGTCTTTATATGAACATCCCAAACCATTATTTAAACCTTCCTCAAATGTTTCAAAAAGTGATTTGAAATAATTCATCGCATGTGAATCATAATATTCACCTCGAATAAGATTTTTATTCATTGAGTATATTCTTTCTATATTTCCACTCATGCTTGATTTATCATCATCGAATAGTCGATCAATAGTATCTATACTATAGAGATTTTCTTTTATTATCTTTATATCAGAAAAATCAGGTTTTTTTCCATTAATACTGGTTAACTTAGGAATTAAGCTAATGATTTTTTCATAAATAATGGGAAGAGTTTTCCCATAAATAGATTCATAAAAAAAAATTGAGATTACAGATTTAACATCGACTTCCTCAAGAATTCCCATTAGTTTCTCAAAATCAATATTTGCTTGTTTTTTAGTCTCATCTACATCTATAAATTCATTCATTTCATACCTCACTTATTACACATTCAATTATTATATTTGAATATAATTATTCTTATGGGTAGTTCCAATGCTTATCATCTTCACTTATTGTTTACTCAGATATTAGTCATCAATAAATATATCTAATATAATATTTCAAAAAAAAATATCATCAAGTCAATTAGTAAGTTAACTATTTAGCTATCCCCTTCTCGGAAACCGGTTACATCGGTTACACCCTACAAAAACCACCTCTAACCCACTGATTACAAACAACTCCTTTGTAACTTTTTACGGGTTACAACGAGTTACAAAACAGGGATTAAAAAGTTAAATCCTTATAAAACAATAAGTTATATTTTTAATTTGTAACCTCTTTAAACGGTTACACGTAACTGCAAAGTAACCCATTTGTAACCTTTCTTAATCTTTATATTTCTTTATTTAATCAATAAGATATAAACCTATTTTAATTTTGTAACCATTGTAACCGCTTTCCGAACCCCTCCCACAAATTCTCTATCTATATAAAAGAGATTAAATAATGCTTATTTATTGCACAAACATTTATATCTTCTCTCTTTTATTGTTCTTAGTAATTATGATAATTACTTGATGGTTTTCTACAGATAAAAGAAAGGCTGCACATGGCAGCCAATTTAAATACAAATAAAACGCTAACTCTCACTGTTTTCCTGAAATACCCAACACTTAATTACTTCAGGCCTTTTAAGCGCACTCCCTATCGCCAGTGAGTTATTAAATTGACTGTTTACTACACTTCTCACAGTCTTAATACCTACAAACTTACGCATACGCCCTGCTTTTAGTAAGTTTTTAATATCCGTATTTAATAACATTGATTGTCTGTGCTCGCTGGCAACCTGCGCAATATGGTTAAAATTCACTGCATAAACGCCCTGTTCAATACTATGATTAACACCAAATGGCTCATTATCTTGTAGATAATCAAACATATCCCAAAATTCCATAACTGGCGGTTGATCCAACTGTATGGCTTGAACTCGTTGTTTAGCTAACTCAATAATAAAGTTACGTGTTTGTCGGATATGCATGTCTTTTACAGGCAATACCAATGCTAATGTTTCCAATAAAGCAATTAACTGTGCATGGTTCTTAGCGATCCGCTCATGGTTAATCGCCTTATCCGCAAATAACTGCGCCTGCAAATCATCTACACGTTCATTGTATTGTTTTAATATCGCCGTTTCTTTCATTAATACCTTAGGTAAAAATCCTGATAACTTTTCAATAGGATAACGTTCAAGAGCGATAGCGGCATAACGGGTTTCTACGCTCTGCTCAGCCTTATCAGTATAAAGATGAATAATCCTCTCTAAAATCGCTCGTGAGGCATTAATCTCTGCGTTTTGTGCAATCACAATACTGCCTTTAAATAATGGCTCGTAAGTCTCATTACCGCTATTCTTTACCCCTAATGAACGAGTCGCACGGCCGTTATACAAAGATTTCAGCTCTTCCCAATCAAACGCTTTCAATTTTGCGTTATCTTGTACGCGATCACTTTCAATTAAACACACAGGTAAATTACTAATTTGTGCAAAATTGCGCCCTCGAGCGGCAACACTCGATTTTGATGCATCAAATCCCTCATAATCAGCACGACCACATAAACGCCATAAAAATTCAATTAAGGTACTTTTACCCGAACCTGGTTCACCGCAAATCTCTAAAAAAGGATAGCTCTTATGTGTTTTTCGTATTTGTTCAGCAAAAAGAGAACCCACCCAAAACGCTAATACGACATAGCCCTTCACACCAAAAGCTTCCCAAAGAGAGCCTAACCAATTGGTATCAAATTCACTAAAATCCGTATTAATAGATAATGATGGGCTAAGACTTAACGTCTTAATATCAAGCTTATTCAAAGAAAAATAATCTTCCTCATTCAACGTAAAACACTTACCGTCTTGTATTGCCACATCATTAAAGACATACACACCGTATTCTTTGTTATATCCGACATAATTTTGAGTGATCACCTCTTTGATATCAGGCAATGCCTGCTTACAAATACGATCTAATTGCAAAGTTGTACCTGTATAAACGGCCCCTTTTGCCACATGTAATAAACGCTTTTTAAATTCACTAGCGCTAGTTAATTGTGAGGCGGTAAAAGTCGCTTTAACTTGTGGCTGTCGAGGAAAATCAACACGGATGTAATACCATGATTCATCGGTTTCTACCGATTTTTGGAAATATAATGGTGTAGGATAACAGTTGGCTATTTCAATTACGGTGCCAGATTCTTTAACGGCTTTTTGTCTAGTTTCATCTTCATCTAAATCAGGCTCTGCATCATGAATACGCTCAATCGTCTTCATCATTTTGTCGATGTCCAACTTAAACCAATACAAACGGTTATCATGCTGAAAATCAAACTCTGAACGCTCCGTCCAATTAAACATTAAACGTGCTTTTTCAAACGCAGTGGAAGCTAACAGCAATTTTCCATAATAACGATAACGAGCCATATCTCGTTCAGTTAACTTGCCTTTCATGTGCAAGTCATTCCAATCGTTCCCATTATCAACTTCTGCTGGTCTGGCGGCAGTGGCTTTCCAACCTTCCTCATGACTACGCGCAACAAACTTCCTCATAGCCCGTTCACCAGCTGCACCATTATCTAATGCCCAAACCAATAACGGTTTTTTATTATTGCCAAGTTCTGTTTTTAACTTAGCCAAAGCAATTTCAGGATAATTATGGCAAGTCATCAATGAAACTGCTGTCATACCATTTTGAATAAGACTTAGCGCATCAAAAATACCTTCAGTTAGCCAAATCTCTTTAGCTTGTGTTAAATCTTGTTGAGGTAATGACCACCAATGCCCCTTATAAGAGCCAAAAAAGTTAGCTTTACGATCAAATCTCGATGGTCTATCAATAATACGTTCCCAATATGCGCTCTCTGGTAACGCAAATTTAACTGTTGCAGCACCTAAACCATTAGCATGATAACTAGACTCTGAATAAAGCCCCTTTAATGGCTCAATATTCAACCCTCTAGCGTGCTGTAAATAGGCATCTGCTGCCGCATTGGGTGCTTGCTGTGTCTTAGGGTAATGGGTTGACCAATCGTCAAATATATCGGGATAAATTTCTTTTACGATCAATTCAGCACCACATTTATTCTCACGTCCACAACGCAACACAAACGGCATTTCAATTGAAGTAAATAACTCTTTTTTCTTACAGCTTGGGCAAATACCTTGGCGCAAATAACCATTTTGCTCTTTGAATTGAAAGTCGTGTATAAGACGAGGCAATAACGCCTGAATATGGTATGATTTCATGAGATAACCTTAGAGCACACAATAACTGCCTATCCCGCAGGTTGTGTGCTTTTTATTTACTTATAGAAAATGATTCTCATATGCTGTGATAATGTTTTTCTTTTAGCTCAAGCAATATTTGGCAATCAATACATAATGTGCAGCCTATAACTGCTTGGCGACGCGCTTGAGGTATTGGATGGTCACAATTCTCACATTCAAACGCCGATACACTCTTTATTGCCTTTCTCGTTGCTTGAATATTTTGTTCCAGCACTAGCTCTGCATATTCATTGGCACGATCAACTGCATCAGACATAATTAAGCTCCCCTGCTTCTAACTCTAATTTATCTGCCTCACCAATTAATAATTGATGAACTTGCGCATAATCTAATTTATCTATTAATACTTTGTCGGCTAATTGACGTTGGCGATCGGCAAAATGATTTATTAATGATTTACGTTCATCTTCTCTATTTGCTTTTATATTTTCAGCCACAGGCGTAAATATAGGTTCTGGAATATTTCTCATTTTAAAACCTCATTTTTAGGTAATAAAAATCCCTGACCGATAAAGGTCATTATTTAATATTTGATTATTTATTGGCTGTAATTACTTTCCTAAGATAATAATAACACCATGATATTTAAGCCACCTGATGCCATTCACAACTTAAATCGGTGTTCACAATTAATTCAAACAGCTGAGGATCATTATTTACTGCGGCTATTTTTTTGATTATAAAGGTGAAAAAATCACTGAAATCTGAGTATCTTATTGTTGGACAGAAATTCATTGCTTTTAGTATAATAACAACGGTTTTCCCATTATTATTAGCGGGATAAAAATGGGTTAATTCATCTAGCCTAAAAGTAAGATCTTCAACAGATGTATATTTATTTTTAATACGAATAAATATACTTTCACATTTATTATTGGTTATAACAGTTATATTATTTTTCATTTTTAGCTTTCCTTAACCCATCAATATATTTAACCGCCTCAGCCATTGCATCAAACTTGCCGAATGACTGATCACCTAACCAAACGTGATAACGAGTAACTGGATTCATTGCTTTTCGTGGTAACTTAATAATCGTAAAGCCACGATATATAAAACTATGCTCAGTTATTTGTCGTATCATGACTTCAACCCTAACCACACTAACCAACCATCACGGATCTCTTTTGGTAAAGATTCATAAGCCATCTTTAAACCGTTATTCCATGCAGGTAGATAAACATAGTTTTCTGCTCTACTTGAACCTGGTTTTCTCATTTGAATAATGGGCAATTTTCCTGCTTTGCGCATATCTGCAACTGCACTCGCCGGCTTACCGATTAATTCAGCAAATTTTTCCTCTGTCACACCATCTGACAGACTTACGATTTTCTCTCTCATCTGCTACCCTCTTATGTTAGGCGCTTTATAGCGCTTTGCGACTCTTTGCTTCACGGCAAGGAGGTATCACTATTCTTATAAAATAAGAGATCTCTTATATAATGTCAATCTACGATAATGAAAAACTAAAACTCATACGTGAGTCAGAAAGGTTAAATGTTAAACAAGCGGCTGATTTAGTAGGTATTAATTATGTCACTTATCATGGTTATGAAAGTGGAAAAGCTAAAATGTCTTTAGAATCTGCAATGAAATTCTTTAAACATCCACAATTCAGGAAATATCGAGACTGGTTTATGTTCGATGAGGTTAATCCTGATGCTGGGCAAATCGCACCGGCACTCGCACACAGTGGGCACGACAACACACAATCATCCCACTCAGACAAGAAAACTGGCTAACAATACATCAAGCATTTTGTGAATTTATTGATTCGCAAAGCATTTGTACCATTGGAGGGCTTTCTTATGACAATTAAGAAACTCGAAAATGGTCAATATGAAGTGGACATTAGACCGACTGGCCGTAACGGAAAACGGATCAGACGACGCTTTGGAAAAAAACAAGAAGCTATTTTATTTGAACGTTATTCACTCGCTAATCAGCAAAAAGATTGGATAGATGCATCTACTGATATTCGCCCTCTTAGCGAATTAATTAATATTTGGTGGGAAGTGTTCGGCAAAAATACACCTCATGGAAGAGTTACACATCTAAGGGTGAGACGCATTGCCGAATCTCTCAATAACCCTCCAGTTTGCCAGCTAACGGATAAGCAACTGATACTTTATCGTGAACTTAGGCTTTCCTCTGGTGTGAAGGCGTCAACCATAAATAGAGATATGTCGGCATTAAGTGGCATGTTTACCGCACTTAAAAAAACGGATTTCTTTTTAAGTAAACATCCCGTTCATGGAATATCACGGTTAAAGCAACAAGCGACTGAAATGTCATACCTTACAGATAAGGAAATCCAGCAATTATTAGCATTATTGGAAGATGATAACTTAAAAGTTGCCGTTCTCTGTTTAAGCACAGGTGCCCGTTGGGGTGAAGCGCTCAAACTAAAACGCGAACATGTGATCCAAAATAAGGTGAGATTTACTTACACCAAAACCAATAAGCCAAGAATTGTGCCAATCTCTCAAGCTGTTGCTGACATGATTTGTACAAAGAAATCAGGATTACTCTTTACTGAAACGTCTTATCACATGTTTCGTAGAGCGATTAAAAAAGTGAAACCTAGTATGGCATTAGGCCAAGCAACGCATGCATTACGTCATACATTCGCCACTCATTTTATGATGAACGGTGGAAGTATTATTACGTTACAACGCATTTTAGGACACACCAATTTGCAACAAACGTTGACCTATGCACACTTCGCTCCAGACTTCTTACAAGACGCCATTCAATATAACCCATTGAAAGGTAGTACAGAATTGCTGGTTTAG